TAATTTGTTTAATTAATTGTGATAAAGAATTCTTGGTCGCAGTATCATTAGGATTAGCGATCAACTTGTTTTGGAGTTGTCTTTGTTTTGCTCTAAGACCCGATAAGTCTGAACTTAATTGGGATACGTTTTTATCTCTATAAGCATCACTAGCTTCCAAAATAGATTCAAACCAATAATCGCTCATGGTATTCAAAATAATAGCAGCATCTTCCTCAGAATCAGCATAACCTTCGTCTAGAATATATTCAATAATATTATCAATATTTTCCTCCTTAAGACCCTTTCTTTTTTTAACACTTCTACTCAGAAAATGTTTCATCATTCTTGACGGCTCATCGCCACCAGCACGCTCGGTTCTAGAATCAGAACGTTGAATTGGTTTTTGTAAAGTATTATCGGCCTTGGCCTCATAAATCTCAAGATAGGTTTCATGCAGAGTTTTATATTCTTTTTCCGCCATCTATTGTAGCAATTATAGTTGAATTATTTAGCTATTAAAAAAGCCCATTAAGGCTTAAGAGTCTTTATAAAGTTTTCAATTCGTCTAACTCTTTCTGGTTGGTACTCTTTTGAGTAGTTGGAAACTTCTCGTTCAAGAACCTCAATAACCTCTTTAATTGTCTGATCTTTTTCTAGTTTGCAAATGCAATCTGATTTTTTACTCATGGTTTACCTCCAATTACAATTATATTCTTTATTAAACGCATTCAGCCCAATATTTTTGATCATATTTTTTCTCCACATTCTGTTTCTTCCTGGAATATCTCTCCAATGAAATAAAAATGGCGCTAATTGATTTCTACGTTTAACCGCATCATTATAAAGAATATTAAAATCATCTTCACAATGAGTGCTTACCAAACTAGAAGAAATTATAAGTTTTGTACTATCACGAGAAAAAACACATGGAAAAATTACATTTTGTATAAAATATTTTTGTTGCTCACTGAAAAAAGCATACTCGTCAATCATAGAAATATCATAAGACTTTCCCTTGAAGGCATTCTTTGATGAGTCTAAGACCTCAACAGTAGAACCATTTGAAAATTGTAATCTATCCTTTCTATCAACAACTAATGTTAGATACTTATCTTCAAAAATTCGTGACCTTAAAAATATTTCACGTAGTCTATTTAAAATATGAAGGCTTGAATTATAATTATGCCCAATAATGACAACAGATATATCACTACAACGAAATAATTCATAAAGAATATAAACAATACTGATCAAGGTTTTTCCAGACTGCCTAGATGATTTACAAATACTAAACCTATTTTTTTGTATATGTCGTAACAGTTTTTTCTGTTTACGATATGGTTTAAAATTCTCAGTCTTAGTTAAATTTTCAATAACCAAAGATGATGCAAAATCTATAATATCGTGCTCGTTCTCACCAAAACCAAGAATATGACTAAAGAACTTTTTTATTCGGTTTAAAATCACAGATCCTCTTCTTTTACAAAAATTCCGTCTACCATTTTACCTTTACGATCTTTAATCTCGTTCCATGCAACATCAATGCAATCCTCAATATTCATATTACACTGCTTGGCTAGAATAGTAAGAACCACAACAGCATCACCAATACCATCGGCAATAAGATCCATCTTACCTTTATTAACTCCCGTTGCCAGTTCTCCTAGCTCCTCAACGAGTTTTGAAACCTGATTTACAGGCTTACTACCTTCAATAAGATTCCGGGCATCGGCCCAGGTACGAATTCGGTCAAATTGTTCGTTAATCATAAGTCTTCCTCAAGAAAATTGAAATTTTTTAAATTTAGCTGATAAGTCTGGTTTTTCTTCAGCCTCATAGCTATCGTCTGGAACTTCTGACTGGGCTACGTCATAAAGTCTCATTTTTGTATAGTCAATACCAACACAAAATCTTGTCATTTTGCTTTTTTGGCTATAGCGATTTTTAATTTGTTTAAACATGTATTGACCAACTTTTTCTAATTCTTCATTAGAAATGATAGCACAAAGAAAGTCTGATACGTGTCCGATTTTTGCTGATTCACTAATACCGGCCAATGTAGGATCTGTATTTGCTTGTTGATCTCTGTTGGATTGAATAGCAGACCAAATCGGAACATCCGCCTCTTTACCCAAACCCCGGACTTCTTCCGCAATAGATCCAACGTACTCATAAGAGTTCGCCATTCCTTTACGATAACGAGATGAGGCACAAATAGAGAGGTAGTCAATAATAATGACATCAGGTTTAAACTTTTTCTTTAAGTCTAATTCATTTAAAAGTGATCTAAAATTATTAACAGAAGCTCCTCCGGTTGGATACTCCTTAATTATTAGTTTTCCATTTACGCTATTTTGTAAGGTTCTTATTCTATCATTAAAGATTTGTTTTGAAACCTTCTCCATGTAATCAATGTTGATATCAAGCAAATTAGCGTCTATTCTCTTCGCAATCTCTTCCTCTGACATTTCAAGAGTTATGTATAAAACATTCTTACCCTGTTTCAGATATGAAGACGCGAAGCTACAGAGGCATATAGATTTACCAGCATTGGTAGTGCCCATAATCATATTAAGAGTTTTACTCTTAACACCACCTTTGGTTATTTGATTCAGAAGATCAATTTCAAACGGAATCTTGGCTTCTACATCATGATAATATTCAAATCTCTCATCACTATTTTCAAAATAATCGTGCCCGATGTTGTTATCAAAAGAAACTGCCAGGGCATCTTGTAAGATAGAAGGAATTGCATCTCTTCCCAACTTCTCGTCATTACCTTCAGCAATAGTGATAGATTTTCTGATTGCAATATAGATTGCTGAATCTTTACACCATGATTCTGTGGTTGATAACAACCAGTCAATTGAAACATTCTCACAAACAAACCCACTCAATAAATTATTAATCTCTTTAAATGAATTCTCATTTAGATCTGTTCTTCTTGAAATTTCAATATCAAGAGCATCTACAGTTGGTAATTTATTATATGATGTTATAAAAGAATTTACTTCTTCAAATATGACTCGTTGTGAATAATCCTGAAAGTATTCAGACTTTAAAAATGGAAGAACTTTTCTTGTGTACTCTTCATTAAATATTAAATTTTTCAAAACCAAAAGTTCTACTTTATCGTTCATTTATAATGTAAATAAGTTGTTAAAATATACTTATCGTTACTAATAGGGCAGCATCCTTTATGGGGAAACATCCACATTGGAGGAAATATAACAAGTCTGCCAGCTTTAGGTGTAACAGTCATACCCTCAAATATAGTTTCGCCACCAGTTTTAACAGTATTCAGATAGAATAGAAAAGATAAAAATCGTCTAGATGATTCATGATCTTTGATATCAACATGAGTATCAAAAAGATCCTCTCCGTTATTACGATATTTTTTAATTCTATAATACTCAAAATTATGTGACTCTGGGAATACTCTCTCATCCACATGATCATAATAATTTTTCTTGTATTCAAAAGTTTTCATTATAATATGATCGTGTAGATTTTTAAGTTCTGGTGTGTCTCCTAAATTTTGTGTCAAATTAAATTGTGTGAATGAAGGCTTTTTGTCTTCATCAATAATTTCATGATTTTCAGTATTGGATTCAAAAGCATCTATTAAACTTTTACAGGTTTTTAAATCCAATACGTTATCATAAACTTCAATAAGATCAGTCAGCAGGATCTTCTTCTGATTCTTCGGTTTTTGCTGACATACCGTAGAGGAACTTCGTTTTGGCATATTCGTCTATTTGCTCTAACAATTCTTGGGTAAAATATTCTTCTGGTGAATCAAGTATAGTTTTCCTGGCTAGTTTTTTACCGTTGATCTCATAACGATTTCCAATTCTAGGAATCACTCCACCTTCTTCAGCCAATTCAATCAGACCGTAATAACGATCTAGACCTCGCTCATCATAATAAAGACGCACTTCTGTAGTCTGGTTCTCTTTACTGAAGCGAGATTTAACAGTCTTAAACCGCATGATAACACCAGTAACTTCCGTACCCTCTTTTTCCTTTGATTTTGAAATTTCAAGAATTGTTGAAGAAGAATATAACGCACCCGAACCACCGGACATGGTTTTACCACCATACAATACCATTGTATCATAAACGTGGTTATTAACAATTAACGGAATATTTGCTTGGCCCAATTTAAGAGTAAGCATTCTAAAAGCTCCCTTAACAAGAGCGGCCTTTGTCATATCTCGGGTATCTTTTTCAGCTAGAGTGTCGCTGATTTCTTTGTTTGTAGATAAATTCCCTAAAGAATCAAGAACCATAATGCAAGGATTTCGCTCACTCTCCGGTGTTTTAGTGTAAATATCTACCGCTTTAAGAGCTTTCTGTCGGAATTCCTCAATAGTAACCAAACGAATAATAGCAATTCTGTTTACATCAAGATTTCTCTCAACTAACATTTTTTTGGTTATCGCATGTTCTGTATCAAAATAGAGGCAGATTCCTTTGGGGTTTTTGTCTAAGAAATTTCTAACGACAGAAAGTGCGATGAATGTTTTGCCGGAAGCTTGGGGTGCTCCTAACATACTAATTTTATTCTGAGATATTCCACCAAAAATGGAACCAGAAATTAAAGCATTGAGAACATAAGATCCAGTATCAACAAAGGTTTCATTTTCAGTAATATCCGCTGCCACAGCCGCATACTCGGCTCCAAAATCTTTTACTACGCTTTTAAGAAAGTCCATAAGTTTATGTAAATAATTCGTC